GTTGGTGGGTGGTTGTGAAAGCCATGATTTAGGTATAGTTTTATTTGCATATTGTATGTTTTTCTTTTCGCACCAAGCAGCGTAGGTGGTGTTGCTTCCTTTACGAATCTTATTAAAAGCATTCATAAATACTAGTCGTATGTCTAGATGTGGATGTTGGGCTTTGACTAGTAAATGCTTTGTTCTGTCCTCGACTGTCCACAACCCCTTAGCTTCTATAATGATGCCGTTAGGTAGTATGAAGTCGGGAGTATAAGTTGCCGTCTTAGTGTACTCTAACTGTAACGTTTCGTATTGGAAACTAACACCACCACGCTTAAGTTGGTTAGCTAGTGTAGCTTCAAATCCGGATCGATAATTAGAAGTTCGCTGTGAGCGTCGTTTCTTCTGTCTCTTCCGCATCAAATGCTCCGGTCAAGTCTTCACCTCCATTAGCGATGTATCCTTCTTCCGAAGTAAACCCGAATGCATCTGCACTTGGAGTGTTTACACCACCGTTGGATAGTTCGATCACTTGTACAGCAGACAACTCAAAGGTCACCCCAAACCCCTGACTAGCTACGTACCAGAACTTCGGACGGAATGCCACGTTCACTTTGGAACCACCCCATACTTGTACATCCTCAGGTAACTTATTACCAGCGGCGTCAAACAGAGCGATAGATAACTCGTACTCCGTACCGTCCCGTCTTCTACCTCCAGCTTTCAGTTTGGCTTTTAACATATGACCGCCGTCTACTTCGGTAAAAGGTAATCCCTTCTGCTCGATCTTTTTACCGGGGTTAGCTTCCATGACGTCTCGTAACTCAGCCTCGTATAACGGCTTTAACTTGTCTACGATTCCTTGTTTAGTTGCGTCGTCGATAACAAGATCACAACTCCATACGCCGTACTCATCAAACCTTTTATTCGGTTCATTCAAGTGGGCGTATCTTGCAGTGCCTTGTGCTTTTATTATGTCGTGTTTCTTACGTGCTTTTACCATTTCTCTTAGTGTGTTATTGGTTATTAAGATAACAGATACTGCTGGCGTTTAACTGCGGACACATCTAAGTCTCCAAGCTCCGGCACATCCGGCAATACTGCTTCTGGGTTGTTGTTGATTTGCTCCGCACGGAACTCGCCTAGGAGATCAACAGTGAAAGTCTTTGTATATGTTTCTCGTACTATCGTATTCATTCTGCGTACATTACAAGCGTGGGTCACGAAACAGTCATGTATAGTTGCTAAGTCAAAGTCAACCTCATTAGCTACTTGATGGACGATACAAGCGTCAAGGCTGTGGATAAAGTTAGCAGTGATAGAGTTACATTGTCCTCTTTCATCTATGTTATCTCCAAGCTCATCTGTTGTTATACTGATGCTCATGTTTTGGAACACAGACTCCACCTTTAACTTCTTAAACTTGCGGTAGCTCTGCACCACTTTGAATCCTGTAGGTGTAGACCAAGTGATCGGTTCATCGCACCCTAATCCACGTACACAAGCACGAAGGAACTTCATCACTCTGTTTACTGGGCGACACGTTTGATCTGCTAATCGATTGACGATCTTACATAAATAGATAACAGCAGTTAACATCTCACCAGTCGATGACCAGTTGTGATTTACTCCGATACTTTTAAAGACATCTTGTACGAGGTTGTAATGAGTAGCACCATACGGACGGTTCATAATGGCAAGCTTCGCTAACTTTCTGCTGATACCAAACCTTAACCACTCCTGTGCAAGCACACCTCCGTCGGCCTGTAGCTCATCGTACACACGGTCAGCAAACTCTTGGTACATATCGTTAGCTCGGTCTTCCTCCACTAAGTTACACATACGTCCGATCTCTTTGTCCCGCAATAACAAACTCAGTATCTGCATACCGTTGTTACTACAATCCTGACGAACAGGTAGATACGATACGTATCCGTACCCCTCCTCTGTGAATTGCTTAAACTCCAAACAGAATCGAAGGAAACAAAACGGATCACTTGCGTCAGTCCACCAATCGGTTCCGTGTGGGTCATTCGCTGCTTCAAGTATAAAGTTCTGTCGTTTACCTACCCACTCAAGTCGCTCCGCTCGTGTACCTTTTACTCCCCACATATTAGCTCCGTGTATAAGTACAGCTTCCAAGTCCTCTTCATCCACCACCTGCTGTCCGTTACTAAAGTCCAACAAACTCTTCGCTAAGTCAGAACCTTGTGGGTGTAAGTAGTACGGAATAGCGTACACTCTGCCTCGGTAATCGCAACGATACGGAAAGTAAAACTTGTCCCAATCACTATATATCTTAGCTAGGTGAAGGACACGTAAGGTCAGGTAACGCTTGCTACTGTTCGCTTCATTCATCTGCTTGATGTCCTTTTGCTTCAGCTTCCACGCCCTCAGTTCCGTCTCGTCATTACCTGTGTACCTCGGTTGCTCTGGTATCTCGGAGAAGTTCGGTATGTTTCCAACCACTCGCTTGTTGTCGTAACACTTTCGAGTAATTTCTAAAATCTCTTTGTTAATTTTCCAACTTACCTTCTGAAGTTTATTAACAGCACTGAATGCGTGTTCGTAAGAACGCTCGTAATCCTTGAACCAAGACATCGGTTTCCCTGTGAAGAACTCCTGTGGTGGCATATGCTTTAAGCTGTACCCTCCACCCACTAATGTGTACCAATCAATCGGTTGGTCAGGTAATGCCATCTTGAATACACGGGTCGTCTCTTTCCACGCGTCAAATCGTTTGACCCAGTCCGTATACTCACCACTCGGTACACATATACGCTCAGGTTTGTGTCCCTTCTGAGTGCCAACAGCAAAGCCTATCTCCCATACACCAGTCTCAACTCGTATCTCTTCCAATAACCAAGCACCCAGTCCCGCCTTACACTTAGTATCCCACAGCGTGAAGCGTTCCTCTTCGTAGTCGTAAAACTGCTTGAGCTTCATCGCTTTGGATCGGTCGTCAAGAGCAAGTAAATCTTTCTTGTGTGGATGCATCAGCTCCATCGCTTTGTCCCATCGTGCTTGGTTCTCAAATGCTTTGCCGATCTTATACGCCATCCGTCCGACAGGTAAATTAAATTGGAGGTTATCAAGCACGGTCTGTAAAGCCATCGATGCTATCTGATACGGACACATATCCAATACAAAGGTAAGGAATAACGGAGTGGTGTGCTCGGTGTTGCCTCCGAATGTGTACATAAAATCATCCACCCTCTTACCTAACCTCGGAGCCATGACCCGTAGCAATCGTTTCGCAGCTTCGGTCGATGAAGACTCACCCTCTGCTCTCAGCTTTGCTTGGCGGTTACGATACGCTGTGCGTCCCCACTCCCTCATTCTCCAAGTTGGGCCACGAGTTTGCTTCTCTTCGCTCATAATGATAACTCTAATTGTTCAGGTCTTATCCAAGCAGCAGCACTTTGATCGCACTCTATGTAATCGGCAATAACTGCAGCTCGTTGTCCTCTAGTTGGTGAAGGATAGTATCCAAACTTCTCACAGAAAAAGCCGTTGCGTTCAGCATTAGTAGAATCCGCACTCTTAATCGGTAACTTTGTATATACTTTAGGATTCAACATACGCAAACCATGCATACGTGTCTTCGGTTTACCCTTTTCATCAGTAGCTACATCCATGATTTGATTCATTCTTTTCCACCACACCTTTGAGTTAGGTTGAGAGTACTCTCCGCTACTTCCGATACAAATGTAATCGTATTCATTTATCAATCTTTCTAATCGTTCGAGGGATTCATGCATGTGGTACACTGGTACTCCTAAATGTTTAGGTAATGTCCAAGCATTTAACCACTCATCGTTCTCTTCTTCTGATCCATCAATAACATCAGGCATAACTGCCCAATCAAAACCGGGGTGATGCATCCACTCACGAACGAACGACAAGTAACCATCCATATCAAATGTCTTGCCTTGTTTCCACGCTGTGAATGCTCCGTTATCCAAACAAAAGGATGCACATACACTAGCAAATAAAGGTAACTTGTCACAAGCTGCGTAGCTAACAAAACAATGCCGTCCCCTAGCTAATGTAATCCAATCTCTGCTAGTACCTGCCCCAGCCATGCCGTGATAATGTATCATCCTTTTAAAGTAGGATCGAAGTCAGGAAACTCTAAGTTATTCAAAGCTTCTTCAACTGTTGGAAAGATATGACAAGCGTGATAACGAATCCAAGGAGAGTGACTGTTAGTTACTACAATGATTTGTTTTTGTAGTGACCAAGCAAACATGATCTCCATTGCTGTGCCGTAACTTGGAAAGTCGCACTTAGCTAACACAGTATCACAACTCATTATCCATGTCTTATCCCGCTTTACAATTTCTGTTGGTGCTTCCGCTCGTCTCTCGTGTCCACGGTAATCAACATCGGTTGGAGCAATGGACATGATATTCTTTTTGCGTAGTAATTTCTGCGTTGCTTTTCGCCACCTAATACAAGTGTCGTCTTGCTCGTAAATCGGTCCCGCTAAATAAATTAATCTAGCTTGTATCATCCTTGTACCTCCGCACACATACCCACTTTGCAAACCTTTACTGATTCTAATTTTATATGACTAGGAAATCTGCTTTCAGATAACCTCAAGAATATGTGTCTAGCTATAGCTTCAGCAGTCGTCTTGTCCATGAACTCGTTCAAGTATGAATGATCTAAGTATCCAATAACATGCTTGCACTTCTTCTGAAATTCTCCTTGCTCCATTAACCACCCGTATCTTTGGTCAGGCTCTCCACTGATGGTAACAAATACTTCATGACTATGTCCGTGGATAGTAGCGTTTTCTTTTCCGATGCCGTCTAATCGGTGTGCAGCTTCAAATGTAAATCTCTCTGTTACTTTAGTTTTCATTGGTAGTAATTATTAAACCAAGATTTCGGTTGATGTCTTTGCTTCGATGTACGATACGGTATTAACTTGCCGTCTTGGTCACGTACATAATTACCGTTGTTATCGAGTTTGAACCCGGTGATCTGATTATTGGAAAAGAAGAAGTCGAAGCCAGTCTTTATCGCTTCGTGATCCACCCCACTCCAGTCAAAAGGAAGGTCAGTTGGTTCGAAGTCTGCGAATGTCTCGTTCATCGGTGTTAATTAATAAATCCTGTCGGATAATGTCCGCTTCTGCTTCCCAAAACAAGTCAGCTCTTTCTCGGATCGTTGTATCCTTCTTTTCTGAGCCAGTCTTCAATGGCTTCTTCATCGCCCTCAAATTCTTTAATCTCTTCCAAAAGCCATTCTCTTTCTCTTTGTTCATAGTCTTGTTCATCGCATGGGTTTGTGCTGTTTAACCAGTTGTCGTAGTTAACTCCTCTCATAGTCCGTTAGGTAGCCATAGTTTAGTGTTCCTATTATGTTTTCTCTTGTTCCAACGAGCAGGTACAACTTGCAGGTTAGAAGGATGATGTAAACCACCAAGAGTTAAAGGCACAATGTGGTCAACATGAAACTCTATTCCAAGTTTGTTTTTAAGACGGACACTGTGCTCATAATATTGTTTAATCAGCTGTTCCTCTGTAAATGTAAGTTTAGTACTAGCTTTTTTTACAATAGCACGACGCTTACTAGCCGCTGTTCTACCATAAATAACAGTTTTATCTTTATTGTTATCTCTCCACCTGTAAATACTAGCCAAAATAGAATTTTTATTTCTTAGATAATACTTTCGATCTTCTATTTTCTTACGCCTTTTAAATGTCTTACTCTTCTCTCGGTTTCGTCTAAGCTCTTTCTCTCTTTCCAAGCTTTCGGTAGTAACCCACACTTCTTTAGCTATCGGTCTACATTTTTGCCATTGCCTGTAAACCAAGCCTTTTACGAATGGATGTTTATCTCCTCTTTTATAAGTCTTGTGAGGATTGCCTGTTTGTATAGCTACTTGGTCTATCTCAATGCCTAAACTTCTTTTATCTTTCGTTCTCTTGAAATCTTCTATTGTTTTCATTCTTCTAATCGTTTGGTTTCGTCCTCCAATAGCTGTTGCAAGGACAGGTAAAGTGGAAAGTATTTGTGGTCGGGATCAAGCTCCCCATCAAACTCATTCCATAAGATGTGGTACATTAATTCTTCAATCATGTCAGCGGGTTGTAGTAAGGTTTCTTTCATGGTCGGTTAATCTCGGTACATCCACGCTGTAAAGACGATTGCTACGATTGCAAAACAAAATAAATCAATTGCTGTCATAGTGGGTTGTCCTCCGTTTAAATAGTTCATCTTGTAGCTCAAGCAATCTTTCACGGACACTTACAGAGTCAGGTAGCTTTTGCTTGACGGACAGGTAGTGCTGGATCAAAGCTTCAAGGCTTGCATCGCATAGGTCGTTCATATCTAAAAAAGTAGGTTCGTTGTTACTGGAAGTCATGTTCGGAACACTTTGTGCCTTCTCTTTCCATTCCTTGCAAGGTTTTTTCACAAGTTGAACAGGTTTTTTGTGAAATTTTATTAAGCTCACGCATAACATCTTTTGCTTGTTCTATGAAATGCTCCTTTGATTCCGCTGTGCCTTGATATTCCGGATAGTCTCGACAGCACCATATAAGCTGCGGACAGGTAAGGTATCGCTCGCTGTCTATTCTATAGAAGAAAGCAACCTTTCGTCCGCGGTGATCGGTTAGGTATATTGTTACTGACATATCGATTGCTCCAGTTTATTTAGCTTTGCATAGCATTTGCTCAATTCATTTCTAAGCCAGTCCACATATGTCGGATCGTCTTGCCAGTAAATTATAGCTTGCTTTGTATCCTCGATTATTTGTTCAAGGTTTCTTATGTCGTCTATTTTGTTCATGGTATAGTTTTATTTTGAGGTTTATTTAACTTGAAAAGATTGAAAACAAGATAGCCACCCAAGCAACAAGCAGGATAATTGGCATGGTTTTATCTAAGATGTTTTGAGGCGTGAAAAGCTTGTTAGCTTCTCTTTCGATTTGATCGGCAGGTGATGGTAGTTTGTTAATGATTTTCATGAGATATAGTGTTTAGTTAAGTCCTGTAATCTTTCGGACGATGTTCCAAGCTGCATCGCAAGGATGATCAAAGTCAATACCCTGTTTCAACCATTGGTTGTGAATCTTGCGTCTTTTGGCGTAGCTTGCGTCTCTTAAATGAAACCTGAAATCATGATGCCAAAAATAAGCGAGTCCCATGTAATCAGGAGTCCTTACTAAAGTTTTGTCGAGTCTTTGGAGCTTTATATAAGCGTCTGTCGTGAGAGCTTCTAAGTTGAGTGTGTCTGTCATAATAGTAGTATAGTTGCGAGCAATCTGCTCTTGGTTATTTAATAAGACCCATGCGTCTTGCGACTTTGTCAAACTCAGCGTCCAATCGATCGCATTCGTCTAGCATGGCATGGCAATTAGCAACTGTCTTAGTGACTTTCTTGTGCCAATGTTTAACCTTGGCAAGTTGTGCCGGAGTTTGAGCGATTGAGTAGCCGTCTTTAAGTGTGGTGATGATATTGGTTTTCATGTGTATATATAGTTATAAGGTTAATAGTTATGATCGTCTTCTAATACTATATAGAGACCACTTGCAAAATAAAAAAATCAGATTGGTATTCTTTAAAGTAAAGCTAATAGCTGTTATAACAAAAGCTAATGACTAGATCAGCAGAATTATTAATGATTGTTTATGATCGCTTTTGATCGTTTGATGATCGTTTGTGATCGAAAGTTGAACGCGAAAAAAGAAAAAGATAAATGCAAACAACTTGCAATAAGGGCGACATCATAACCAAGCTTTGATCTAATAACAACTGGCAAGCTTTACTGCTGTGCTTTACTCGTGTCAAGCTGATTGAAAGCTCTTAAGTTTACATAAGTCGTTGACTGCCAACAAAACTAATTAGACATAATGCATATATCACGAAGCTAATACCCCTCCCCTATAA